GCAAAAACAAAATGAGAATATCAGCACAAATGTTAGAAACTTATCAAAACGCTTATAATGATTCCGACCATATTGCTTTACGAATTCATATGAGAGCAATCGCATTGGAATTATATGGAAAACCATTTTTACACTTATTTCCAAGCCAACAAAGACAAGTGGTTGGAAATTATATTTATAAAGCAACAATACTTAAAAAAATATAATTATGAAAAAAGAAACTAAAATTTGTATTATTTGCAGAAACACTTTTGATGGTTATGGACACAACCCAGAGCCTCTTGCTCCATCTTATTTTAGGTGTTGCGAATTATGTAATGACACTAAGGTAATTCCTTATAGACTTGAATTAATAAATTTATAAGCTATGTGGAAAAGATTTACCGACGAAATCAATTATGATGGAATAAATTTATACATAAAATATTCCTTTAAAGAAGGTGATGATCAAGTTGCTTACTATCCAGATGGTTCTGGGTATCCTGGTTCAGCCGACGAAATTGAAATAGACGAAATTTATGTAGGCAATACCGATATTATTGGCATTATTGAACACGATATAATAAAAGAATTAGAAGAAAAAATGTATAAAAATCACGAAGAATGAAAAAACAATTTAAAAAAATACTAAAATTTTATAACAACACCACACCAGAGGAAAAATGCCAATTATTAAATATGATGGCAAAAGACATAATGGTGCCTATAAAAAAAGAGGATGGTGTTCACTGTCTTAGTTTAGATTGTGAAGCCCCTATTTGTTTGAACGGAACATTTTTTCAAATAAACACAGAGGAATTATATGAAGAAGAAAGAAAAGAAATAGATTACGAAAAATTAATGGAAAAAAAATGATTATATTATTAGATGCAGACAGTCTTGTTTTTGCAAGTTGTTATAATACAGGGTCAGAAGAAATATTTTATACCGATTTAGAGGATGCCGTCAGTAAATTTGATGAGCAATTTATGGCGATCATAAATGAGATAGAAAAAAGATATGACATAAAAAAAATAATGACATTTAACGGGAGCAAAGGTAATTTTAGAAAAATATTAAATTCAGAATATAAAGCAAACCGAAAAAAACAGGATTTACCACCTTTACTACACGATATGCACGAATACGTTAAAAAAAATTACAGCAGTATTTATGGTTATGGTGTTGAAACAGACGATTTGGTTGCAAGATATTGGAAAAATTTGTCAGATGAAATAGGCAAAGAAAATGTAATGATAGTATCCATAGATAAGGATTATAAGCAATTGCCTTGTTTGTATTATAATTATCATTATAAATGGAAAGAGTTTTATAATATAACGAATGATCAAGCGCTATATAATTTTTATGAGCAAATGATCACTGGTGATTCCGCAGATAATGTCAATTTTTTTAAAGGAAAAGGAAAGGTTTTCGCAAAAACATATTTAAATGGTTGCAAATCAAAATTTTCTTATACGAAAAAATTGTTTAAATTGTTTACCGAATTATATAAAGGCAAGGCAAGGGAGAAGTATATTGAATGTTATAACTTACTAAAATTAAGAACAATATGAAACCACTTGAAATAAGTAATAAATTAAATGAATTAGCAGGAGTAAATGTTTTTGAAAACACAAGACAAAGAGATGTGGTTGGAATTAGAACTTTATTGTGTTATTTATTAAGGAACAAATTAAAAATGCGTTGGACAAATATTGCTTTATTTTTTAATAATCACGGAAAAGAAATGACACACGCAACAGCAATCCATTCTTGTAATATTTATCCATTATATAGAAAACATAATAAAAAATTGGCTGAATATGAAAAATCTTTTAATTGGAAAAGTGATTTCACTCACGATGAAATAGATAAAATTCATTATTTAGAAAATAAAGTAAAAAATTTAGAAGAAAAATTAAAAAATTGTAAATGATACAAAAAATATCGCAACTTATACCAAACCCAGATAATCCACGATTTATAAAGGATGATAAATTTAAAAAATTGGTGCAAAGCATTAAGGATTTTCCAGAAATGTTAAAATTAAGACCTATTGTTATAAATTTGGATAAAATGGTGTTAGGAGGTAATATGAGATTAAAGGCGGCAATTGATGCAGGGTTAAAAGAAGTGCCAGTGGTTATAGCTGATTTAAGCAAGGAACAGGAAAAAGAATTTATAATAAAAGATAATTTAGGATTTGGTCAATGGGATTGGGACATAATTGCAAATGAATGGGACACGGACAAATTAAGTGAGTGGGGGTTAGATGTTATTAATATGGAGGAATTTTATGGAGAGGAAACCTTTGACGAAAATAAAGACACAACTGAAGATGATAATGTTTTGATCAATTTAACTATGCCTTATGATCAATACGAATTAATGCAGGACGATTTTCAAAAATTTATTAAGAAATATCCTAAAATTGTATGCAAAGTCCAAAATTAAATGTTTTAATCTATCCAATGTTTTCGGTAGATGTTTTAAATGCCGATAGCAATTATATTATTATTAAGCAACTTTGTAATGAATTAGTAAAAACAAAAAAATATAATTTTTTTTTATTAATTGATTCAAACAGAAAATATATCAAAGATGATTTAAATTCTTTGGTAAAAATTATAAAAATTCCATTACCAAGATCAAAAAAACACCAAGTAATCCATTTTAATTCAAATATATTTAGAGAATTATATAAAAAATACGCCTTTGATTTGGTTTGGAATAATGTTGTTGAACAGGGACACCATTTTAGATATTTTCAAGATACAATTGTAAGTTCTTTTCGCACAAAGGTTTTTAATTATCACCATTACGTTATACACCGAAGTTTAGAAAGATTAACCAATTATTTACCTTGTATGCACATTTTATATGATCAATTGGTTGGTTCTTTAGGGGCTGATATTAACTATTTCCATAGTAAACATTGCTATAATATGTTATTAGAAGAAGCCAATGACGTATTAAATGATCAAAAAATTTCGTTAATTAAAGACAAGAGTATACTTTCTTTGGGTGGATATGTACACGATCCTGGTTACAACCAAGATTTTAAACAGCCAACCAAATATGAAAAATTTACCTTTATTTACAATCACAGGTTGGATGGGTATAAAAATTGGAAGGATACTTTTAATTTGTTTGATGAATTATATTCTGAAGGATATGACTTTCAAGTAATATTAACCGCAGGGGATAAGGATAATATTAATGTAATGAATAAAAAACCTTATGTTTTAGTGAAATCATTTACTAAACATAATGAATACTTAAAAGAATTGTCCAAATGCCATTGTAATACTTTAAATAGTATTCACGAAACATATTGTATAAGCGTAGCGGAAAGTATGGTTTATGATCAAGTGGTGGTGTTGCCTAATCGTTGTACTTTTCCAGAGTTGGTTGATAAAGGATATCCTTATATTTTTGAAACAATTGAGGAGCAAAAAAACATATTAAAAAAATTAATATCAAAAAATATTAAAGAATATAAACACGATAAAGAAAAATTATGTTTAACTAATCACACTAAAAATATTGACAATTATTTTACTGAATTAGGTAAACCTGAAAAAACAGATATTTTTAATAACATAAAAAAACAAACAACAAAAGACAAAATAAAAATTTTATTGTCAAAAAAAGAAAATATAAGTTTAACCGATTTTAGAAGATTTGTATATAGTTTAGGATATGCTTCACAAAGTTTTCCTAATTTAAAGTTAAAACAGCTATTAAATGAATTAGATTACGATTACAATATAAATTTGGATAAATTTCAAAAAATTTACAATGAATAAAAGCAACAAAATACAACACACTAAAAAAGCATTATTAAAAGCGCTTGAACAAAGTTTAGGGGTAGTAACTACGGCTTGTAAAAATGTGGGCATTGATCGGACAACCTTTTATAGATATTATAATGAAGATGAGGAGTTTAAGGTGCAGGTTGATGACTTAGTAAATGTTGCAATTGATTTTGCCGAAAGTCAATTGTTCAAACAGATACAGGGTGGTAATCCATCGTCCACTATATTTTATCTTAAAACCAAAGGAAAGAAAAGAGGATATATTGAAAGACAGGAAATAACAGGAGCAGATGGTATGCCTAATAACTTTCAAATTGAAATCATTGACAAAATTGAAGATAAAGACTAATGTTGTTTACAAACATTTAGCAAATAGTAATAAAAAAATAATAGTTGAACAAGGGGGAACCAGATCGGGAAAAACCTATAATATATTATTATGGATAATTTTTGAATATTGCACACACAATACCAAAAAAATAATTACCATATGCCGTAAATCTTTTCCAAGTTTAAGGGCAACCGTTTTAAGAGATTTTTTAGAGATCACCAAATCAAATCAAATTTATAGTGAATTATATCATAATAAAACAAATTCAGAATACCATATGTTTGGTAATTTAATTGAGTTTGTAGCATTAGATCAATCACAAAAAATTAGAGGAAGAAAAAGAGATTTATTATTTATCAACGAAGCAAATGAGTTATATTTTGAAGATTGGCAACAACTAATTTTTCGTACACAAGAAAAAATTATAATTGACTTTAATCCGTCAGATGAATACCATTGGATATATGACAAGGTAATTCCAAGATCAGATTGTGAATTTCATAAAACAACTTATTTAGATAACCCATTTGTAGAGGATGCAATTAAACAGGAAATAGAAAGGTTAAAAGATACAGATGAACAATATTGGCAAATATATGGTTTAGGTGAAAGGGCAGCAAGTCGCAGCACAATATTTAGATACGTTGAAATAAAACAAATACCAGAGGAGGCAAATTTAATATCATACGGAATGGATTTTGGTTATACAAATGACCCAACAACTTTAGTATCACTTTATACCTTTGATCATAATTTATATATAAAGGAGCATTTATATAGATCAAAAATGACCACAAATGATATTGATAAATTTTTAAAATCAGAACAATTACAAAAAAATCCTATTTATGCCGATAGTTCAGAGCCAAGATTGATTAATGAGTTAAGGTTAATGGGACATAATATTTTTCCAAGTATAAAAGGAAAGGATTCAATTAATGCAGGGATTGACCTTTTAAAAAGATATAAAATACATATATTATCTGATTCTACAAATGCTATACAGGAGTTTCGTAATTATAAATGGGTTGAAGATAAAACAGGAAAATTAACGAATGTTCCTATAGATTTACATAATCATATTATTGACCCTTGTAGATATGCCGCTTATTCAGTATTAAGTCGCCCTAATTTTGGTAAATACACTATTCAATAGGAAAAAAAAGTTAAAATAGTTGCACTCAAAGTTGTAGGTTATTAAATTTTTTGTTAATTTTATATTATAATAATTAAAACAAACAAATTATGAAAACAATGACAAAACAAGAATTAAATAATAAAATTGATGAATTAAATCAACTTATTGAAGATAACAAACTTGAAATGCAAACTAAACACGCTGAAATGAGCGCTATTAGTTATGAAATAGATGAAATCTACAAAGAAAATGAAGATCTTCAAAAACAAGCCCTTAATTTGTTAATGCAAAAACACGGCACAACTTCTACGTTTTTTGAGATAAGAAATAAGATTATAAATTAAAAACAAAACAAAATGAACACATATACTTTAGACAAATACAAACAAAACTTAAAAGTCGTTAATGACGACGTATGGAGTTATAATACAAGGGTTGCTATTATAGCAGGAACAAAATTGTTTCAATTAGGTTATTGGTCACAAACAACACAAAAACATATTAATTATGTTGCTGATCAATATGACTTAGATTTAGTTAAACCATAATTTATTAATTTTGAGTAAATTTTTTTTAAATAAGGAAATAAAAACAAAGGTTATGGATAAAATACAAAATCTTAAAGATTTAAAATATTATGCTAATATTCAATTATGTTTAGAATTAGCTTTGAAATGGAGCAAATTAAAACCAAAAAATAAAGAAATACAGGGATTAAGTAAAGCTATTATGGATATATCTTTATATGTTATTCAATTGCAAACAGATTTAAGTACAAATAAAGAAGCTGTAAGTGATTATAGATATAGAAAAAATAAAGCATTGCTTGAATTAACTGACATTAAGAAAAAATACGATAATTTGATAAAATTAGAGGAAAATAATTAATTATGTAGTGTGATTAATTTGTTTGGAAGCCGTAAGGCGTAGAGGGTTTAAAGGTATACGTACTTTTGCCCTCTTTTTTTTTGTAAAAAATTATCCTATCTTCGTTATATAATTATGAAACTAAAAATGGATATACCCACTTCCTTGGCGGATATTACGTTAAGGCAGTATAAGGTTTTTTTTAAATTTCAAGAAAAAAACACAAACGTAAGATTATTACAAGCGCAAATGATTTCCATATTTTGCAATGTTCCAATAGAGGATGTTTTGCAAATGAAATATCAAGACACGCAAGAGGTGATCAAAATTTTAGATGAATTATTTATAGAAAAACCAAAATTAGTTCAGAGGTTTAAACTAAATGGAATGCAATATGGTTTCCATCCAAGTTTAGATGATTTAACTTTAGGGGAATATGTGGATTTAGATACATATGTCGGAGACTGGAACAATATTGAAAAGGCAATGAATGTACTTTATAGACCTATTGAAGCAAAATTTGGTGAATCTTATGCAATAGGAAAATATAAGTTAGAGGATGCAGATAATATTATAGATATGCCTATGTCAGCCGTTACCAGTTCTCTTTTTTTTTTGCTGACTTTAGGGATAGACTTGTCAAAGACTATGATGAAATCTTTGGACAAGGGACAAAAGGAGGCCTTGACAGAGTATCTCAATTTGGAGCAAAGTGGGGGTGGTATCACTCAATTTATGAACTCGCTAAAGGGGATGTTACAAGAGTTGAACATATCACCGAATTAAATATCCATCAATGTTTTATGATGATGTCCTATTTAAAGGACAAAAATGATTTGGAAAACAAACAAATTAAAAACAATTTTAAATGAGTAATCAAGGTATAAGAGGTTATTATCAATTAACAAAAACAATTAAAGAACAATTGTTAAGTGATACTTATATAAAAACAGTAACAACAGGGAATTTATCCGATATTAATTTAAGAAAACAGGATATTTTTCCTTTAGCCCATATCATAGTTAATAATGTAATAATAGGAGAACAAACTTTAAGATTTAATATATCTGTACTTGCAATGGATATAGTAAATCAAGCAAAAACAGAAACAACCGACCTATTTACAGGAAATAGCAATGAGCAAGATATACTTAACACACAATTAGGGGTGATCAATAAATTAGTTCAAAATTTAGGTAGAGGAGACTTATATACAGATGGGTATCAAATTGAGGGGGAACCTAATTGCGA